TCAGAGGCTGACAGTTGAGAAAGCCTCACCCTTAGCCAACAACTGAATTGCCTTACGAGCACGAGCAGGCAACGCCTTGTACTCTTTCGTAGCCATGATTGCCTCATACGCTTTCGCCTCGGCATTCTTGCGTGTTGGCTTAGCAGGTGCAACAACCTTGCGCTCACCCTTGCCATTGACAGTAGCAAGAACATGATCAATGCCTAACTTGTTGGACAAGAAATAGTCAAGCGTGTAACCCATATCTTGTGCCGTGAGGATCGCACCAACATACTTACGAATGGTATCAACCTCATTCTTTTTGGCAACCTTGCCAGCCGCAACCGCATAAGCGGAACGATTAGGCGTGCCATTCGCCTTAGTGAAATGCTTACGACATTCATCGCCTGCTTTCCACCAGCCTTGCATTGCAATCATCTCACCTTTAGTGATGAGGGTTTCGTGGGATGCGAAATCGCATTTGGTTTTGAGTGTGTTAATTGTAATCTCCTTAGGTAGAAACTGGAAAGGTCTTTCCAATTTGGTTTTGATATGAACAACCAACCATCAACACTAGATGGCTAGTAGTAACAGCGCATTGTTTGTGTTGTTTTCGCAATGGCTGTCACCTATAAAGGCACTAGGAAAAGGGCTGTTTGCCCAGCCTGCACTATTGGGCTGTTTGATGGTGTTCGTGTCGTTGATGAGAGGGGGGGGCACAGTGGGGCGGCGTACATTCACAAGAGAAAGATACATTGAGGCATAGCCAAATCGGGATGGGTGTATATACTGTGGTGACGATGGTCACAGTGCGGGTGTTGTCGTGTTTCTAAGTACGATCCCTGCAGGTCAGAATATGTTTTTAATGTATTTTACGGGCTGGAGTATGCTCGTTGAAGTAGGTGACGCAGTTTTTGAGAACTGCTGTCCCTGCAGAGTAGTTTCCTGTAGCTAGTTCGTAGGTACAAGTGACCCAATAATACTGTTCGTTCTCAGCGACAAGGTAACCTACTGCTGATAGTACGCATGGTTCGTGTTTGGCTCCTGGTTCGTGCCAGTCGTCACCCATGCTGTAGTGATCTTCCCAAAAGATTTCTACTAGTGGTGGTATTTTGGGGGTTTTCTTTTTTACCATTTTACTTTGTCAGCCCAATATGCCGCGGACATTGGTCCTCTAGCAATGTTAGAAGCATGACGTGCCTTAAAGGAGGCACGTTTCTTGCTCATGCGGTCAGATTCCCCTGCTTTAGGTTTCCCTGCTGTCGATGCACCTTGTTCACCAAAGCGTATAGTCTTAACTTGTGACCCTGATTTAGCCACGACAATATGTGACTTCTTAGGATGGTCAGGAGTACGCTTAGGCTTGTTGTAACCTGCTACTCCTGCTCGTGCTAGACGGGGATCTTTACTAGAGGCCATTAGTACTTCTTTGTTTTAGATTGTACCTTCATACCTGACTTAGCAGCCGCTTTCTTAGCGGCAGCCTTACCCTTGGCAGTATAAGGAAATTTTTTGTTTCCTACTTGTGGCATTATTTGCTCCTGTCGTCGCAACTAGTTACTGGTCACTAGATCCGTACCGCCCCTGCGGTAGGTACGGATTACTTGGTGGCCCCTAACCTAAGCGTTACCCGTTACATCCCTAAACAGGTAACGAAGTTGCCTGTATTTTGATGGGACTTGAAGAAAATGTTTTGGATTCGCGCCAAGAAGCGTATATCAGTTGGTTGTGTACACCACCTTCTGAAAGGACACCTGCGTCCAAAGAGAAGTACGCTGACTCTGTTGGGGTCAACATTAGTACTCTTCGCCGTTGGGAAAAGAAAGATGTTTTCCGCAAGGAATGGCAGTCCAAGGTTGATGATGTCCAGGGTTCTCCTGAGCGTTCTCAGCGTCTGTTGGACACTCTGTATGAGAAGGCGTTGGGCGGCGACATCAAGGCTGCCCAGTTGTACTTGCAGGCTACAAATAGAATGGCTCCCCCAACCCTTACCGTTAAATCTGAAACAAATATCGGTCAGTTGTCAGACAAGGAACTTGAAGATCTAATTGCTGCTGTTGCTACACAGGAAAAAGAATCTCGCAAACTTCGTGTGGTATGACCGAACTAATTGAATGCCCTGTTTGTGGTGAAGAGTATCCACCACTAGCTTGTAAGTGGCAATGTCCCGCCTGTGGCGAATTGGATGATGAGCCTCTTAAGATGAGGAACAATGGATCTGAATGAACTGCTCAACGAACGTGAGTGGCGTAAATGTAAAGGACCTCAGGACGCCAGTATTGACGACCTCGTGGACGCATTCGAGCACTTCTGTATCAACTATTGGTATATCAAACATCCTGAGCGAGGACGGATACCTTTTGAGATGCGAGAAGCTCAGATTGAAACAATCCGAGCATGGTTGTCTAACCGTTACAGTGTGGTTCTAAAAGCACGTCAGATTGGGTTTTCTACTCTTGGTGCTGCTTACGCGTTTTGGTTGACTTTCTTTTGGCAAGACCGCTTTGTTGTCATGTTGTCTCGTACTGAACGAGAAGCCGCAAAGTTACTACAGAAGTCCAAGTACGGGTTTAAGTTCATTCCTCAGTGGATGAAAGAACGTGGTCCTCAGATTACATCTGATAACCAGTTAAAAATGACTTTTTCGAATGAGTCCGCGATTGAATCATTACCATCGGGTAATGATCCTGCTCGTGGTGAATCCGTGTATCTTGTTATTGTTGACGAGATGGCGTTCCTACCTAACTCTGAAGAGGCGTGGGCTTCTATTGAGCCGATTGCTGACGTTGGTGGTCGTGTTATTTGTTTATCCACAGCCAACGGCTCGGGTAACTTCTTTCATCATTTGTGGACTGGATCACAGACGGGAGCAAACCTTTTTAAAGGTATCTTTTGGCCCTGGTCTGCTGGCGACCGCGACGAGGACTGGTATGAATCCAAATGTAAAACTATGCCTGGTTGGCAGTTGCACCAGGAATACCCTCGCACCCCCGAGGAAGCGTTCATTAAGTCAGGTAACCCTGTCTTTGATATAGATCTATTGGATTCTTTAGAAACTATTGAACCTGCTCGCGGATATTTGCATACTATTTCTAAAAAGAACTGTGATTTCAGAATAGTACCTGAAGGCGAGTTCGCTATTTGGGAATACCCCAAACCCGAAGGCGTTTATGTTGTCGGCGCTGACGTTGCTGAAGGTTTAGTACATGGCGACTATTCTACCGCACATATTATTGAGGCTAGATCGTTAGAAGTTGTAGGACACTGGCATGGTCATATTGAACCTGACCTTTTTGGTGACCTTCTTGCCGAATTAGGCTGGTGGTATAATGGCGCTCTTGTAGGTGTAGAAAATAACAACCACGGTCTAACTACTCTGAAAGCTTTACAACGATATGGTTACAAAAATATTTACCGCACTCGCAGATTACAGCAACGTCGCCCTGAGGCGACTGAGCAACTTGGTTGGCGTACTACGACAGCCACAAAACCTTTGGCTATTGACGAACTTTCTGCTTCTATCCGTGACTCTGAGCTTGCTTTGTTTGATAGCCACACTATTGCAGAATTAAGAACATTCGTCCGTGACCCTAACGGCAAAATGCATGGTTCACCCCATGACGACCGTGTAATGTCCCTGGCTATCACATATCAAATGTTAAAATATGTGTGGTTGCCCGAATATCGTACCGAAGCCCCTATACCTAAATATAGTTTGCATTGGTTTGAACGATTCGTTATGAACGAAGATCAAGGCACAGGAACAATACCTATCGGCGCATATAACACTAGAAACAACAGGTAACGAACCATTCTTAATGTGATGGGATCTATTAACTGCACAGAATGTTCAAAATTGTTCTCCTTTGACGTACTTCCGCGTAGGGGTGCGGTATGTTTCGCATGCCACATAAAAGGCATCCGTCTAGGATTTGCGTATGGTCAAGAGGACTTTCACGGTCCCACTATTAAACAGCGTCAAGATGAGCAAATGAGGCAAGCCACTGCTGCTGGCATTAAAGCCGAACCTATCGGAACCCGTTGGATCTAACATGTATTGGATCACCCCTATTGTCGTCGCACTTATTGGTGGTCCCCTAATGTTGGCTTTAAAAAGGTATGACACTCGCAATACTAGAGAACACGGCGAGAACTATAAAGTTCTTCGCCGCATTGAAGATAAAGTTGACCACATAGATGATCGTTTGGACGATCATGTTGAATACCATTTGAAAGAGGGATTATGAAATATTCAGAATCAGCCAGAAAAGCAGTTGCAACATTCGTGTTTGCCTCAACAGGTATTCTAGTAGGTGGTGCTGTAGGTGGTTTAGAAATTTGGAAAACAGCCCTTTGGACTGGTGTTGGCGCACTCATAAACTTTGTTTATCGTGCTTCTGAAGAATACATTAACACCTACGAAATTGATGAATCATAATAATGGCACGTCAAACGCATCTAGAAACACTCACCAAATATAAGCAGAAGATCGCTACGACAAAGCGGTGGCGTCGTGAAGAAGATTATGATGATCTTTGGCGTCGTCTAATTGACTTGTATCGCGGTAAGCAGTATGAGGACATTTCTCCTGAGGATCGTCTACTTGTTAATATTTCGTTTTCTACGGTAAACGTTATTGCTCCTAGTGTTGCTGTTAACTATCCTAAGATTGCTGTTAATGCTCGTCGTCCTGATGATGCACCTAAGGCTATTATTACTGAGGCTGTTATCAACTATTGGTGGAAGCATTTTAAGGTACGTCCTGAGTTTCGTAGGGCTGTAAAAGACTTTCTTATTGTTGGTCATGGCTGGCTTAAGTGTGGTTATCGCTATGTTGAAGAAGAAGAAATCTCTGAAGAAGGAGATCATTCTGATGCGCAGGTAGAAGGCAATCAGATTACGCCTACTATTATTGTTACTGAGGATCGTCCTTTTGTTGAGCGTGTATCGCCGTTTGATATGTTTGTGGATCCTGACGCTACTTCTATGCAGGATGCTCGTTGGATTGCTCAGCGCATTCGTCGTACTCTTTCTGAAGTTAAGTCAGATAAACGATACTCACGCGCCGCGCGCGAGAGCATTAACGCTACTTCTTGGGGTAAATACAACGAAGATCCTGCAAAGCGCAAGATCCAGGATACCGAAGAAGGATATGTTGAAGTTTGGGAATTCTACGACATTGTTAAAAAGACGATGTCTGTGTTTTGTGATGGTGGGGATCAGTATTTAGTTAAGCCTATGGATATGCCGTATGCTTTTGGTCATCCTTTTGTAATGATTCGCAACTATGACATTCCTGACTATTTTTATCCTATGGGTGATCTTGAGGCTATTGAGCCGCTTCAACGTGAGTTGAATGCGACTCGTACTCAGATGATGAATCACCGTAAACGGTATTCACGGAAATACTTGTACAAGGAATCGGCTTTTGATGCTGATGGTCGTGACGCACTCGAATCGGACTACGACAATGTTATGGTTCCAGTTGCTGGTGACGAGAACCTCGCTAATGTTGTTGCTCCTTTTCCTGCTGTTATGACTCCTCCCGAGTTTTATCGTCAGTCAGACATTATTGAAGGTGACATTCAGACTGTTTCGGGTGTTTCCGAGTATCAACGTGGTGGTGTTCCTGAGATTCGTCGTACAGCGACAGAAGCGGCTATTGTTCAAGATGCTGCTAATGCTCGTGCTGCTGACAAGTTGGCTACGATTGAGGGTGCTATTGCTGAGGTTGCTTTGCGTCTTGTTGGTTTGGCTCAACAGTTTATGACTGGTGAGCAGGTTGCTCGTATTGTCGGTAAAGATGGTGAACCTGTTTGGGTTACTTTTGATGCTGATTATATTGCTGGCGAGTTTGACTTTGAAGTTGAAGCAGGTTCTACTGCACCTAGCAATGAGTCTTTCCGACGACAGATGGCATTGCAACTTGTTGATGCTATGGCCCCGTTTGCTGGTATGGGTATTGTGAACATGCCAGCATTGGCTGGACATGTTCTACAGTTTGGTTTTGGTATTAAGAACCCTGATCAGTTCATTCAAGAAGCCCCGTCACCTATGGCTCCTCCTGAACAGGGTGGTATGCCTCCTGGAGGTGCGCCTATGCCTCCTGAGCAGGGGATGTTACCTCCTGGTGGACAACCTATGCCACCTGAGGGTATGGGTATGCCTCCAAGTAATCTTGGTGCTATGGGTCCTCTACCTCAAGGTCCTGAAGCACTCTCGGGAGTTGATCCTGCGGTGCTCGCGGCTTTGTCGCAGCGTATGGGTATGCAATTACCTAACACTTAATGTAACGCACTATTCCTATATGTAGAGCAACCATGTGGACTCTAAAGGAGA